ATGATAGACTTCAAAATCGGGGACTTTTACCAGACGCTTAAGGATTTCATAGACTACTTTAGAGTATCCTATGGTATCGTTGTAGTGGGCGGAGGCGAAGACGATACGCATTTGATGTGCGTAAATATTATTTTTTACCGGATATTTCATCTTTCTAACCCATATTGTTCTGGGTGGGATAACATCATACTAACACCCCTTATTACATGTTGTAGATTATCAAAGTTTCTATGGGTTATACTCATATCCATTAGCATATCGTTTAAGAAGTTAAGCAGAACTGTTAGGTATCGTAGGGACACTTTTACTTTCATCTACCAATGGCACAGATATTTTGAGGGCTGTCGGAGGGGTCGTATCCTCCACGTCAAGTGATGCCTCTAAATTAGCCCCACAACAATTGCTTCGTATGCGATGATGATTAACCGCCTTATATATGCCGAAGACAGCACCTAATATCGCAAGAACGGATACACCGCCGATACTCATTGAAGCACTGTCATCCATTATACAGTTATGTAATATTTTTTTATGCTGTATAAGTTTTATAGGGGTTTTATGAAAGACCATGAGGCAAATGCTCCAAGACCATGCGTATTATCACGTGGATTGAACCCCCAAGAACCCGTCGGTGATGCCCCCCATTGTAATCCAAAGTTAAATGTAGCATTAACATTTAATGAAATGACACAATTTGCTTGTATTCTGAAACCAGACGAACTTGCCCCATTAGGGTAAGGGACAAAAAGCGTGGTTGAAGTATTACGTTGTGTTGATAGATCCAATAATACTGATATAAATGCCTCCGCAGAAGTTAAACTATCCCACACCGCACTATTAGCCGATACGGAGCAAGTCCAGTTTAACTGATATACACCGGCTTTTAGCACAGTAAATGTTCCAGAAGTGGTATCATAACTTACAACAGTATTATCGTTATTAGGGTCTTGTGTGTCAAATATAGCCGTGCCGATATTCGTATTAGTAAATGTAGGCGGTGTGGTGAACCAGTAATCTCCAACGAACGGGTCTGATGCGAATGTTAAACTATTAGTACCGGCATCTGCTACTATTTCCATACCCTCTCCCGCTACTATATCAATATCACCAGTTAGGGCAATGTCCCCAACTGATAGAGCAGAAACACCACCGGCGATGATTTTAGTATTGTTCCAAAATAGGCGGGTGGGTGAAACGAATAATCCAGTTGTAGGTATGGTATCGGTATCCAGTCCACATATTATCTCTGTAGCCCCGTTAGTAAGTGTTATATCGGCACTCGCAGTTGTTAATACGATAGGTGGATTTGTAGTATCGTCCCCAACTGCTACAGAAGCAGTATATGATGTAAGTTTAACGTGATTTCCTCCGCCGGTATCACTATTAATTTCAATATTACCGGTTATGTTTATAGTACCTACCGAACTATTAGCGATAAATAAATTGGCAGTCCCAGCGGTATATTCTCCGTTCGTAGTTAATACAATACTCCCGATCTCTGTGGTAGATGTATCTGATGTAATAACCCCATTTGTATCTATGGATACTAACGAGCCTCCATTACTAATACTTGTAGGTGTTCCTCCTCCACCGGTCGTATTTAAAGCCACCCAAATACCAGTGGCTGTTGAAGGGTCTACAGTCCCATCTGTAAAAACCGAACACATATATGCGTTATTGTTAATAGGGCTTATCGCTATACTCCCCTTTATATAGGCTGTCCCGCTAACCCATGTTCCAGCATAGGATGTTATAGGGTATTGAGCCGTTCGTACACCACCGCTTTTATTACTATAGCATTGAACAGTAAGTGCTGGATCGGCATCATTTGTATCCCATTGAACATTAACGGGGGGTGTGGCGGTTAATACATCTGAGCCTTGATCAAACCAGTTAATAGAAGGGGCTGAAGCACCGGTACTATTACTTAATATCTGGATACCCCTTACGTCCGTTGATGTGGGGTTTATAACAATATTAGATGCCGATACTACTGATAAATCTATGCTTGTATCTGTACCAGAAGGGGTGTATAGAATACTACCATCGGTACTTGTTAAATCACTTGCTATAGCAACTGTCCCAGTGCTTTGATCTATAGCAATACCGGCACCCGTTTTTGTAGTTATTGACGTGACCCCAGTATTTGTAATCGTTAATGAAGGGGTTGTAGAAGTTGATGCGACTACTGAAACACCGCTTCCTATAACAGTTATATCGCCAGTCACTATAGTAGATCCATCGGTCAAACCAATAACCCCCGTGTTAGTTATCCCTTGTGTTGTCGGGTTTATAGTGTTAAATGCTACACCATTACTGGCTCGGAGCCCTACTGTTCCAGATAGTGAAATATCGTCAAATGTCATTCGTGTCACACCATCATTATTTACTATAGGACGTGTAGGTGTAGTATTATCTACCGTTATCCCATTTCCAGCAACAACTGCTGATATACCCCCACCACCACCTCCAACTGGCACACCGTTAAATAGCAACTGTGTAGGGGATACATATAACCCATCGTCTATAACATTACCACCAACTTTTACTCTAACCGTCGCTGTTTCCGCCTCCGAAACCATTTGGCAATACTGCTCCGTTCCAGTATCCCTTACATCCAAGAAGGCTACTGGGAGTTCCAGTGATGTTTGAAAACGTGTGGTCGCACCATAGCCTTGTAATGTATTACCCGTGTCCACACAAGATACACTCACTTGCCCATTAGGGCTTTGAATAGAAGAACCACCGCCACCTCCTCCACCGCCACCAGTTATAGCATGGACAACTTGAGGATTTGTAGCAAGTGCGAAGGACATCTTATATTTATTCATCACAAAAAATGTATTAGATATTTAGTAATGGAAGTTCCCTTTGAAGATACTGTAGAGGCAACAAAAGAGGTTATCGCTTATTCGCTGTCAGATAGCGATATAAACAAGATATTACACCCACGCACGCATATATTTACTTACCCAGATTTGGAATTTATGAATAGCATAGATGATGCTTTTGACTCGGAGGGTAGATGTATGATGTTATATCCTACAACGTCTGAAACAAGTGGACACTGGGTATGTATGATAAAACGACCTAAAGAGATAGAGTTTTTTGACCCCTATGGGAAAGTCCCCGATAGCGAGTTAAAATGGATATCGTCCGAAAAGCGTAGGGAGTTTAATATGGAACAGCCAACACTTACCCGTTTATTCAAGGAAAGCGGTGAGCGTATAGTGTATAATAGCCACGATTTCCAGAAGGATAAAATGGACGTTAATACATGCGGTAGACATTGTGTCGTTAGATTGTATTATAAGGATATGCCCATAAGCGAATACATTAAGATGATAAAGAGTAGTGGGCTAACGCCAGATGAGTTTGTAGCCGGACTTACATACTTAAAACTTCACAAATGAGATGTGTAAAAATATATCATTAGTGTATATAAGAAGATGTCCTTTCGCTACTCGTCAAGTGTAGAAACCATAGGCAATAGTTCAGAACCCGATATCGTGTATTACAATGCTGATATAGTAGCAGATGCCTATAACATCGCCCAGTTAGGTCTTAATAAAGACCCAGCGATCCGTTTCCAAGAAACTCGCTCAACTCCGCTTATCGCCGATATCAGCAAGTACATGTTTAGTATTATTCGTTTTACGATGGATGGTGCTGGTAAGGATCTACCTATGTTTATTCCTAACATCAACGACAGCCAATCCGATGTAAATCTAACTACATACTCTGTCACATACGATTATACGGTTTATTATCAAGACCCTTCAACGAGTGCCGACAGCACAGTGACCTTTACTGCTCGTCGCTTCGTCTACTACCAGCCAGAAACCGTTAATGCCCCTCTACCAAATCCTCCAGATACGGTTATCCTACCCGACCAGATATATGCGGGACAAGACTTGCGTGGAACATACTATTATGTATATACCTACCAACACTGGGTAGACCTTGTAAATCAAGCCTTCCAGTCTTGCTGGAATGGAACAGAGGATGCTACGCCTAATACCTATCACCCCACAAAGTCTATCCAGCAACAGTGGAATGATTACTGGCTAACGCTTACTGGGGCAACAGTGGGTAATCAGCCCCCGCTACATGGTTCTCCGGTTCAAATGTCCTATAATGAGGATAATGGGTTATTTAGTCTATATGGCAATGTCTACTGTTGTGGCGATGACCCTATACAAGGCAATAGCCCTCCTAAATACCAAGCGTGGTCGTGGAATAACGGTAATCCACGTTATGCCAGTAATGGTGCTGGAACGCAAGGGATTCATCAAGGAACGGAACTAATGAAGTTATATTTCAATACGGATATGTATGGGCTTTTCGCCAACTTTAATAACTTTTACATCGGCGACGAGACTACGGGCAAGGTAAATCAGATTATTTTTCAGAGTCTAAACGCCGGTATGAATACCACCCAGTTAGCCTCTTTCAGTGCCTTCTCCGACACTCAAGGCGACGAGCCGACCGTTATTAATAGCAGTGCTTTATATTGGGTTATACA